CATCATGTTAGTATTATTCAAGATGGTAAACAAGTAGACATTGTAAAAAAAGAAAGAATTTCGAGTATTACAGAACTTGTTTGTAGTTGGAGAAAATTCAATGCCCTTCAAGGTTATATCATGACACATTATTGTAGTGATGATTTGACTTTAACTAGTCCCATCTATTTACACAAAGAAGATTTTGAAAAACTACTTGATATTGCCAACACTGTTGACACAAGTCTCAGAAAATCTGGTAAAAAAATTATTCAAGAAGAGGTTGGATCAAAAAAAACAGAAGATGGTAAGTTTGTTCCTTTATATGAAGATGTAGAAGTTTACATTGATACAGAAGTTGCATTGAAACTTTTACCGCCCTCTCCTGGATTTTTCTTTGGATCACAACTTATAGATGATTATTATAAAGAAAATGTTGAAACCTTGATCCAAGAATTACAAGACATTCTTGTAGAAATACAAAAAGACAAAGAAAAAAAGGCTTGGACTGATTGGTATTATACTTCAAGTTGGTAAGATTTTGTGTTGTGTTCTAGTTTTTCATGTCAAAAGGGGTAGAAAAATTCTACCTCTTTTTTTTTACTTTCAAATAAAGTTGTATATTTGCTGTCTAAACAATAAAACATGACACAATCAAACATCATTTGGGCAGTTTCACAAATCTCAGTATGGATCAATGAAGAAGTTGGAACAACACAAGACAATCTTATTGTATGGTATTGCAAGAATGGAACAGAAATTACTTTGGATACCGAAAATAACTTTTTAGATATTTGTGATCCAAAGTTAGACAACAAAACTTTTTTTGCGATTGCAGGTTTGTGTCAATCATTATCACTAGAATTATTTGATACTTTTACAGAAAAAACTACTAGATCAAAAAAATAGTTGTATATTTGCACTCTAAACCAATAATCATGACAACAAAAACAACACTTGTAAGACTTTCTGAAACTGAATTAGAACTCATTGCACACTGGATCTGGAACATTAGAGACAATCATAGGACGGATCCTTGGAGTGAGCAAGATGAATTACTTGCAGATAAATTGGAGTCTGCAGGTTTTAGACTAACTATTCCAAATTATCCAGAACAATTTAAATAAAAAAAACATGGGATACGAAGACGTAATTAAACCAAAACTTAGTTATTTCGAAGCTAGATTTATGGTAGGATTTCTAGTTGAGAAGTATGATTACTTGCAAACACTAGAACAAACCGATGCCATTAAAGAACAAATTGAATTTGTAAGATCGGTTCACAACAAAATTATGAAACAATTAGAAAGATAAAACTATACAACTATGAAAATGCATGTTTTTATTGAACACGATTTACCCCTTTGGGAAATTAAACCTTTGAAAGGTACCGACAAATATTTAAAAGAAAGATGGTTTTTAGTCGGAAATTTACATTATATTTTGTCCAATGTAGAAATTACCGACTTTCAAGTATTTTTTGAGTTGAGAGATAAACAAGGTCTCATAGGATCTTATGTTTGCTTTCTTGACAATTGGGAAAGATTGGTTAAAGTAAACAAGACAATTAAAAGTAGAAAAAAAATTTTAACTTCCTAAAAACTAAACAACTATGAAACTATTTCATGCTTTCACTTATGACAAAATGTATCAAATCAAGAAATATGGTTTGATCCCAAGTAGGATTGACAACTTAATATATGCTTGTGATAATAGTGAAGATGCCTTGGAATGGGTATTAGACCGTGAAACTATTAGAGGCAAAAAAATATCAAAGTTGGGTATGGTTATATTTGAATCTGAGGCACAAATTGGAAGTGATCATAATCAAAATTCATACCAAGGTGTAAATGTATACACAGTTCAAGGTCGTGTTCACCCATCAAAACTAAACTTTGTTCAAGTTGATATAACAGAAGATTATTTCTGGCAAAAAAATGAGTCCAATGATATTCAACCAGAAGATCCTAGTGATGAATTGTTATTTGAGATCTTCTACAAAAGTTTACAAAATAAAATAACTGTGGATACAAAAACAGGAAAACAAACTGTGGGTCCATTTTATGAACTCACACAAAAACAATATAGACAATTATTTGACTCATTAGGGTCAAAATCTGACCATGTTTTAATGAACTAGTATAATATATCAATTAAGATAAAACGGGTTCTTCTATAATATCGTCGTCATCAGAGAGGACAACTGGGCCACTTGGTGCAACAACCTTCGTTGAGCATTTGGCATACGCCGTTCTATAATCTGAACCTTTTGATTTTTCTTGAGCAATACATTGGCCAAGTGTTGAGTCTTTCGGAATATCTCCGAAGTCTTCTTGCTTTTGCCAATACTTATAAAATTCATTAAATGATGATAAACAAAATGCACCTCTTTCTTTCATTGAAGGAAATTGAAGTCTCATTTTATTATTTTTCATGCATCTACTTAAATAGATTCCTCTATTTTCTGCCTTTTTAGGTTTAAGAACAAAAATATCTTCTGACATTTTTTGTGTTTGACCAATACATATCGCAACCGCTTGGTCATGATCATATTCTTCACTAATTTTACTGATACAGCGTGAGATATATTTATTTTTGTCTTCTCCTGGTTGTAATTTTGGAATTGGCATTTTATAAGTTTGCTTTTAGGCGTTTATTTTCTGCATGTAATTCATCAATTTTTCTTTCAAGTTCTTGGATCTTTATATTGAGATTATGGATTTCTTCTTTCAAATCATCAATAATTGTCTTATAAAGATTTACAGAAATTTCCAAATTTCTTAATACAGAATTCTCAACTTCAACTTGTTGTTTTCTTCTACCAACTACCCAACCTGCAATACCAGTTAAAGCATTTGATAAGATAAGAATTAAATCATTTGTCATAGTCCACAGCAATAAAAAGTTGGGTCTCCATAAATTACCATGTCTCTTGGAATTATGTCTGGGTTTAAATTTCCATATCTATTTCCATTATACAAATGGATTCCGGAAAAGTAATTTTTTCCGAGGTGTGGTTGAAGGCCTGATTGTGGATTCCAACTATAAACAAGAGGATAATTGTTGGAGTTAAAAATTAGTTCATCAATCATTCTTTGTTCAAAAAATTGAGATCTATCATCGGCTCTTTGTTGCATGTATTGCATCTCTTTTATTGATACAGTTTGCTCAGATCCGTTAACAATTCCGTTATTCTTTATACGCATGAAAATGGACGGGAGACACTCCATATACGCAGCCCAAAGCAACATCGGAGATACAAAGTAATTTAAAAAATTGCTATTGATTGTTGTTAAAGTATTTCCTGAAACTTGATCCAATAACTCTTTATAATATCTTCCTCCAATTATGTATTCCAATTTTGTTTGCTGGACTACACCAATGAAAGGTAAAAGCACTGAACTCGTCACGTTTGCGTCAATGTCAGTGAAAGATTTAATTTTCGTTTCGCTTAGGAGAAGTATGTTCTGAGGAATTAGTGCTTGACTCATTATTCAGTTATTGTTTCATTTTTATTTTCATCAATACCTTCTGTCTTATTTACATTAACAGTTTCAATTGGCTTTGTATCAGGAAGAGATACCATTTGGAATTGTTTGATCTCAATTTCTGTAGGTGCACCACCATCACGAAGTGCCAATAACTTTTCAAATACTGCCTTAATTTCAGTCTGGATCGGAGCCACAACAAGTCTTTGAAAATGATCTTGTGCTTCAAGGTGTTCACTTGATCCAAGTGATCCTGGAACTTGTATACCCAAAAGTTCTGGTGAACTAATTTGATGTGATGTAAGGATTGTTTCTTGAACCATTTGATTTAATTCAACCCACATTTTGTCAGATGAATTACTTGAAATAGGTGTAATTTCTGGGGCATTATCTTTTGAATCACTAAAAGTTAAAAATAATTTTCCAGCCTGGTTCGATCCACCAAATTTTGCATTCATTTGATTATAGATCATCTCGCGTTCTTCAGGTCCTGGTATTCCTGTATTAAGTGAAACAAATAAAGATGGTGTTAAGCCATTTTTAATGTTATTGAAATGCCAGTTAAAAATTTCAATTTGTGTAGCAATTGCCGTGGCGCCACCCCAATATGAAGGTGTTGCGTAATAATTATTCCCACAACTATGGGTGGTGTAATAAAACACTTGCGAATTTTCTTCATGATTTGGATTGAATGCAGGAAGTTTTCTTGGTTGGAATTTTTTTGGAAAAGCCCAGTCCGCTGAGTAATAAAAATTATTTATTCTATCATTGAGATCTGATTTTTCGGCTCTCAGTTTTGATGCGTCCATATAATACATTTCAAAACCTTGTTCACGATCTCTTCTCCAAACGATATTCAATGCAAATGCACCATACAATATAAAATCAAGACATGCTTTACTCCAAAGATCATATACTTTATCACCAATAGAATTGACCATTTCAAGTCTTGTATCTTCTAGGCTTTTGAGTGTAATATCTTCTCCTCTTGTTGCATACCATTTTGATGTAATACATGCTCTATGCGTTGGACTTGTATTGTAAAGTCTAATCAATTCTTGAGGTGCAAGATTTGCGATGCCATAATAAACCCAAGGAGTTCTTGTATTTACTATAAGATTTTCTTCAATTATTGGAACTTGGGCAACAGCACCAAAGTCCAAAACCTTCAAATCAAATTCTTTTTTTGTTTCACTCATATTATTAAATATAGATTATTTGTTCAATAATCATGGATTAAGTTCTCCAGGGGCAAAAATTATATTGCTATTGTCTTCATTAGGTGAAATATATTCATCATAGAAGTCATTTGTAGTTTGTGCACTTTGTGGCAATACAATTGCCATACCTGTTTCAACTTTATTATACGCAAGTGCTGGATTTAAATTTCCAGATCCTTGAGTTTGCTCAAAGACACCATAAGTATATTCTCCTTGGTATGGAAAATTTATTTGTCCAACACCATTACCTTCTGTAAATAAAAATTCATCATACCTAGTCTTATGAGTTGAAATATCTGTTGGTATAAATTGCACACTTTGTTTTGAAAATATATGTGTGAAACTAAATAACCATTCTGGATTTGGCAACTCAGCATTTTGACTAACCGTGACGACAAGAGAATTTACTTGATTTGGTCTTATTACTAACATAGGCTAAATATGATATAAGGGATCACTAGACCCCTTATACCATTTTATTTTTTTTTAGATTGATTCTACTGTGATACCTTGAGCGATTGACGCCAAAGAACCAGATAGTGAATTGATCGGTTGTTGTTCAAGCGCTTGGAAAGTCATGTTCAGACCATTTTGATCTCCCAATGCTTTTCCGCTAACTTGTGAACCTGCGCTAATGAATGAGCCATAATTCTGTCCCATCAACCAATATGTACCGTTATTATCTGAGAATACAATTGCCAACTTTTGATTTTGTGCTAACACCTTCAAAACATTTCGTTTATCTTGTGTCATTTTTGCAAAATAAGTTGTAAGTTCATCAGTATAAAAAACTGTGCCATTTTCCAAAGAAGCGTTGACAGTCTCAGTGAATTGAGATGAAGTACGGATTAACTCAAAAGCGTAAAAGGTCCCTGTGCCACTTATTGCTGTGATCGTATCACCTGTTGATTGTGTGATTGATAAAATATTATCAAAATCGGTGATCCAAGCATTTGCCACGCCACCTGCATTGTCTCTACAACCTAAAGGAATACCAGCAGTTAAATTACAAGCCATTTTAATTATCTTTTGTTTTTAAGTTTATAATAAGTAGGCCATTATGACCTACTTATAATTATGCCAATCCGTTCGTCACGAAAAATTGTGGAAATGCTACAGCAACTCCCAACTTCCATGCACTCATTATTCTAACTTCTTGGAAGTCCATAGACCACCACGCTCTAAATGAATCTTCGTCGCTCATGAGATCCGTGCCTGCTAGCATATATTGGGAGGGACCTGCAATGATTTTGTTAGATGATCCAATACCAGGACAACCTACAACTCTAAAATTAGTTTGTGGGTGGAATACCTCGTAAATTGAACCAAGTTTTGGTTCAGTGAAATGAAAGTTATTAACGTTCCTAATTGCGGTAAGGTAGCATTTGAATTGACTCAACGACATATAGATAACAACGTCATCACGCTGGAAAATATTTCTATCAAGACCGTTGATAATATTATCAACTTGTGTAAGCACGTTGTATGCTTGTTGTTGAGTTGATGAACCAGTCACGGAACAAAGTGCAGTTTGACCAGTAAGAACATTGAATCCAGTTCCAGAGTTTGCATTAGCAAATAATTCAAGGAAACCAGAATATGTGCTTGAACCAGAAGTTGCTTGCCATAATTGATCTTCGTTGAAACGCTTAATTTGTTTAGTTTGCAAATCTGTGATTGCTGCTTCGAATGGTGCAGTTTCATTATAAGATCCTGCATTTAAAAACTGCCCGAGCCAGAGTGTATTTAATTGTTCCAGGCAAAGGGATTGATTCACCTTATATGCCTGAACTGTCAATGGAGCCACAGTAAATTCTGTTGTTCCAGAGTTTGTGAAACCACAGTTGGTTCCAGTTTGAACTTGCAAAGTTTCTGAAAGTAGATTGACATTTTGTGTGCCTTTAATTCCCGGAATGACATTCAAATATTTCATACTGATTGGTTCAAGAACCGCCTCAGATATAATATCAGTTGACAATTGGTCTACATATGAGCTCAAACCTGCAAGGTCGTAAGAAAAGTTCAATTTTTTTAAAGAATTTTTCATTTGAGTTTGTTTTTTTTTCTAATTTATTTTTGAGATAGTATTTCTACTAATCTTCTGTATCCATCTAATTTTGAAGATGATGGAATCTCTTCATTTATAGTTTTTTGGGTATAAACTTTTTCTCCAGCCGGTTCTTTTGAAAACTTATTAAATTTTGTTTCAAGAGTTGAAAATCTTGATTCCATTTTGTCTAATTTATTTTCAAATTTTTCAAGTGCCTTTTTGAAAAGTTCTGCAATTTCTGTCATTTTTTCGTCTTCCATTTCTTGTTCTGGTTTTTCTTCAACGTTTTCACGTTCAACAATTTTTCCATCTTTTGAAATAACACGAATTTTAACATCATTGCCTTCAGAATCTTTCAATACCACTTGGTGTTCTCCATCAGGTGCCGGAGTTTTTTTGCCATCCTGATCTACAACATCAATTGATTCGCCAACGTCAAAAGTAGGTGATTCCACTTTTGCACCATCAGCCGTTTTTGCTTCAACGAATTTACCTGTCTTTCTGGCCTCATAGTCTTTGGTATCTTGATAACCTTTAATTGCGCCACCAACAATTGAAATTACTTTTCCACCTGTTGTTTCATATTCTCCATCAGAGATTGCAGATAATGTGCCATCATAACTTACTTTTTTTACAAGTAAGCCTACACTTGGTTCATCTCCACCAATACGAATTATTTCGCCATTTTTTAGTTTAACATCGCCAAATTCTAATTCAACCTGAGACATGTTTTCATCTGCAATTGCTTCCTCTTCATCTTTGACTTCCTTGATCTCGTCTTTGGTTTTCATTTCACCCATTTTGATTTTGCTTATTTTGCCGTCTGCGACTTCAATTTCAGCACCATCATCAAGTTTGTGAACACCATCTGGAGCAGGAATCATTCCTTCATCGGTTGCAACATAAATCGGAGCACCTAGTTCAAGTTCACCTTCCATTTTGAGTTGAACACCTTGTTCAGTTTTCGCCTCATAAAATTTTTGTGGTTCCAAACTAAGTAATCTTTTGATTTTTTCGATTGCTTGTTTACTAGTCATCTTTAATTGATTTTAGTATTTTCGTTATTTGGTTTATTTGTTTGTCTTCTTTTGAGAAAACTGATTTTTCTGCGAATAATCCTTCAACAGAAAATCCATTGAGAGTTTTTGATTTTATAAGTTTCCAGACTTTATCATCATTGACTTTCATGCTTACAAACCAAGTCCCTTCAGGAAGTGAAAAACCGTATTTATGTGATTTGTCATAAATTGGATCTTCACTTATCCAAGACTCAGATATAAATACTTTATCTTTTCCTAATTTAATTCCGTTATGTTCTATGGACGTGTCATCAGTGCGTTGTTCTTTCAGAAACTTTTTTGCCATTTTTGCAATACTTTCTTTTGAAAAATAAACATAATATAAATTTCCAAGTTCGTCATAACGGTGAATCATTCTATTTGGCACCATTGCTGCACCGATCAAGATTTTTTTATCTTCATCATAAGCAAATGTCATTTTTTGGTTTTTGATTGTTTCCAATTTGTTTGATGCCCATTCAATTCCTGTAGTTCCACCCCAACCTAACCATGCAACATATCCTCTATCTTTCCATGGTGTATCTTTAAACTCAGGAGAAACTTCTGAATTTGTTTTATGTCTTTGAAAACCACTCATTCTTGAAATTGTTTCTTCTGAAATGTTTTCACCTTTACATAATTGGTTTGCACGGATCCAACCTACTTGTGTCATTCCTTT